TCATAACCTAAACCATTGATGTGGTTTTTCATAACAGATACCTTAGTACGAGTTGCAAACTTAACAGTTCTTTTGTCTTTGGTTGCGGTAATCTTTGTAGTACCCGCACCTTTTTGGTTACCGAACAAGAAAACCAAAGATGAGTTTAACCAAATGGCCTCACCACCCTTTGCTTTAATTTTTGGTTGACCAAATGGATTGTCAGGAAGTTCAACCCATGGTTGGTTAACGATTACCAATGTGTTTTCGTATTTTGAATCAGATTTACGTGAACCTGAAATACGTTGGTTGATACCCATACCAATTTTATCTGCCAATACAGACGCATTGTGTTGTTTACCACCCTTACCTTCGTAAGTCATTTTACAAGGTACAGAACCAACTGAATCCCACAAAAACAACAAACTGTAATCTAACTCACCTTTTTCTTGTGCATCTAACAAACCATTGATGTAGTCAGTAATTTGTTCGATGTAGTCAAAGTCATTGTTGAAGATGTAGAATCCATCCCAATCGATTTCTCCTGTTTCCTCGTCAACAACTTCTTCACATTCAAACCCCATCAACTTGGCATGTTCAAAACTCCACTTTTGTTCTGTAATAATAAACACAGGAAGGATTTCCTTCTTTTGTGCATCTACGGCAGTCTTTACAAGAGCGGTTGTTTTACCGGTATCAGAGTGACCCAAGAACATATTGATGTGACCAATTGCAGGACCTGGTAGTCCGACAGCATCCAAGAAGTCAGAACCCAAGTCAAAAAATCTTTGTGGTTTGTATTTCGCAGATGTCGAGAACTGTTTCTTGATATCTTTAAAATCTTTCTTCTTAATTGCCATAATTGTACTTGTAAAATTCTTTAATATTTTCTAGTTTATCATTAGCGGTTGCCAATTTTTCTACGTACTTATCCATCTCTTCTAAGTGTTGTGGATGTTCACCAATACCCACAGGATTTTCCATATACACCATCAAGGTGGCTTCAGCTTCAGCAATCTCACTCTCGTATTTCTTAACAAGAGCATCGTACATCAATTTCCTAATTTTCATTGTCTATTCGTATTAATTTTTTTGATAAAAGAAAGAGCATGGACATAATGTCTACGCAAATGTCCATGCTCAATCATATTAGAATGGTAGCTCCTCGTCTGGTTCTGATTCCGATTGAGGGTCATAAGTTGCGCTAGAAGTTGTACTTCCACCACCAATACTCATGTCTTCTACTGAATCACCGTAAACATACTTTTTCAAATCTGAATCCCAACGTGGAACTTCACCACGTGCTACAGCCTCCAAGTACTCAACAGCCTTCTTAGAGTAAACATCACTCCAAGTCATTTCATCTTCAACCCACTCTTTCTTAATAGCTTCATCAGTGTGAAGAGGTGTTGGGTCGTCATGCATGATTGTTTGTACTACCGTGTATTCCTTACCTGCAGGAGTCTTAGACTTAACCATCTCAATGATAAGGTCACGTCCATTGTCCGCATTTGTGATATCACCTTTTTGTTTCCAAATTGGAATAATCTTATCCAAGATACCTTCTTGTTTGTAGTTGTCCTTGAATCTCCAAAACTTAACACCATCTTCTTCAGCGTCACGGTCAACAACTTTTACGATGTAGAATTTACGTGAACGGTATTGTTGTGCTAATTTCTTGTCTGATTCTTTACCTGTAGCAATCAACTCTTCGTAAACTTCAGTCAACGGAGAACGCTCGCCATCATTTTTTCCTGGGTCGTAAAGTTTTACCCATTTACCATCCACTTGAATTTCATGGTACCACACTTCTTTGAAGGGGGATGAACCATCTGAAGTTGGAAGGATACGTACACGCTTTTGACCTGTACGTGAGTTTTTGTCTAATAGAGTTGTGAAGTACTTCTTCATTCTCTCATCTTGTGACATTTGGTTGCCCGTTCCTTGAGAACGTGCGGTGTTTTTCTCATACTGAGAAAGAACTGCATCTAAAGTTGTGTTTGACATAATTTTTGTTTTTTTTTAAAGTTAAAAGTTCTCTTATTACTCATCTATAAGTATAGTAGAACAATCGGTTAAGTCAAACCCCCAAAACAAAAAAGGACACCTTTCGATGTCCTTTTTTCATTAGAGAAAATATTTTATCAAGAGTAGTAATTTTTAGGATATTGGTCCGTAAATTTGTTAAATGTCTTTTTGATTTCATTAGGTGAAAAATTTTCAACCTCATCATCAGTTAATACATATTCATTTTTACCTGACTTCTCCATGTCCTCTTTTTTGTCTTCAAAAAAGTCTGTAAGTTTTTGGTTGAATGGGTATGAGTCCAAACTTCTCAAGTGTAATTTTTCTTCAGGAGTTTTTTCACGATACTTTTCAATCTTAGATTCCAATGAATTAATTTTTTCAAAGATTGAATCCATAGCTTCTAACTTACTTGTCAAGTCTTCAAGTTTTTCAAACATTGTCGACATGTACTCATCTTGTTTTGTTTGTATGTCTTTTTGTGCCGATACTAAATCAGTGATGTCTAATTCTTCAGTTGAGGAATCTTCGGGTTTATCTTCCATTGATTTTCCCTCATCATCTAACTTTTCAACATCAGGGTCAGTTGCAGTATCAATTGGTTCCGCAATTTCTTCAGCCCCTGTTGGTGGTGGTGTATCCGTTGTTGGCGGTGTTACGGCACTATCCGTTTCAGCACCAGTAAAATCTGCTAACGGGTCTGTGGCCTCTTGTTCAATGATATATCTATTAATTTTATTATATCTTTGAACTTCTTCGATTATTTTTTTCTCTAATGACATTTTGATTTTTGTTTAACCGTTCAATAAAGTCTTGACACCATGTGATGTTTCAACTTTAAGTGTTCTATTTATTTTCATTGAATTGTCTACTCTTTCAATAAGACCGTCTTTCATTCTTACTGTGTAGCAATCACCAGTATCTAAGTCACAAACTTCCTTGTAACCGTTACCTGTTTCTCTTTCTGTTAGTCTTGTGTCTTTAGAAAGATAATTATCTAATAAATTTTTAATATCCATAGCAAATGGTTTTATCATATAAATATATCAATATTTACTAATTTTTTAATTTAGACCTAAAGCTTTAGCCCTTTTTATTGCAGTTTCAAATATACCCACCGTCACTGTCCACGGCAACCCATCAGAAATTCTTTTATTTATTTGTTCGGTAATTCTTTGTTCTGCAGATAACGGACCATCTCCTGGTCTTCTTAAACCAACACCTAAATTCCACCAACCTAACCAAATCCTTGCAGCAGCCTCACCTTCACTTCCATATCTAACTTTATAGATATTAAATTTATTATTAAATGCTGGTGTATTAAATCTAGCTAATACAAAGTTTATTGCATTCTCATAAGAGTTGAATATAGCCAATGGTCTATACGGTCTTCCCTTATCGTTGACTTTTACACATTCTTGTCCTATTACATATTCCATCATATTTGATGACCATCTTCCATCTGTATGAATACCATATATGTCATAACCCACACAACCAAATTGATTTTGGTTTCGGTTTTGTTCTTGAGTTGCCATTGCGAATACAAGTTTTTTGATATTCAACGGAACGTCTGTTCTAGTGTTCAAGTAGGTTACGACATCTTGTTTTCCTATAATTGTGTAATTTGCATCAACAAACGGAAGTGATGGGTACGCCGTTTTACAACTACCTGGAACTGTCTTGATAGGTGTCTTACTAACATTACCATTAGTTTTTCCACTTACGGAAATAACACTTGTAGTTGGTGTTTCGGCAGTAACCGATACCGGTATAACTTCTTTTTTCTTTTGGTATCTCCTTAATAGGTCTATATTTACCCCCATCGTTAACTTGCTAAAGTTAGGGAACGAATACTTAGAAATTCTGACACCTGAGAATGATGTTGTAAAATCTTGTGGAGATATGTTGTGTGATACATTTGTAATCCAATAAGCTCCAGTAAACATCGGAACATATCTCAAATTGAAATACATTGTAGGTTGTACCATAGCATTACCCATAGACTCAACCTTACATGTATAACTTCTACTTTTGTATAAATTATATAAAGATGTACTCTGTTGAACCGCTTTCTGACCTTTTGTTTGGTTTGCAATATCAACAAGTACGGTGAACGCTTCAGATGTGTTTTTATATTGAGACTGATTCAAATCGATTGACCTGAATATGTTCTGATTTCTAATACCAAAATCAACATTAAAGGCAACTACCTTGTTAGAACTACCATAATCTTCCTTGTTAGGATTAGATTCCCTCAAAGGATTGTCTGCACATCTACCAATATCAAAACTATCGGAATTGAATCTGTAGTCTATATTATTTTTTTGTTGAGTGTGTTCTGACAACTTATCAGTGTAGATACAAACAAATTTTGGTTTTGATTGTTGATAGTCTACCTCCATGAATGTTCCAAAAGCACTATTAGGAACATCAATATTAATCGGTGTTCCACCTTTACCAGTTTCTTGTACCCCATAAAAGTTTACATAAGACGGTAACGCCATAAACAATAAATTGTTTTTACTTAACAATTCACTAATCAAACTATAAACAGACAGTTTATCGTTAGTGGCGGTTAAATAACCAGTAAGTGTTGTTACATCAACAATTAATTTGTTTCCGATGTCTCTGTTGGCTCTATCCAAGAATATAAAATCTTCAAACAATGTTCTGTTTTTGAAGTCACCACCAGCAACCCACTTATCATTCATTGATTTGAATGTCTCCCATATTTCTACTTTCGCTACTTCACCATCTAACGCACTTACTCTTTGATTTTTTAATTCAGTTATGTTTGGTAGATTTTGATTCAAGTATCTGAAGATGTGGTTTAGAACATTTGATTGATACTTGTTTAAGTCTGATAAGTAACTGTTGAAACTTGTAAGGAAACTTGCAGAACCGTAAGTAGGTCCGTTTTCAACTTTTTGAGTTGCATACATTTTGATAATCGGAGCCAACTGTATTATGTTATCCGAAGTAAACGCAATGTTGAAGTCGATGAAGAAGTCAGTTATGTATGAACCACTATCTTTATACGCCAGTTCATTTAATCTATATTGACCAACGTTCAAATATAATTGTTCCCAAGCATCTGCGTTTTGTGATATAGACTGACTCAAAGTTATACCACCACTTGATGAAGGTAATGAATTAGGTACATACGGACCGAAGTTAATTGGGTCTAACGGTTTTACTGTTGCGTTTGTTGAGAATGAGTTCCAAACCCTTCTATTGAAATTACCAGGGTTTCCTCTTTTAAAAATTACTTGGTATGATAAGAAATCATCAATACCAAAAGCGAATGTTGCTAACTGTTTATCTGCAATTAGTGGACCATCCTTGTCTTCATTACCGGTAAGTGGAACATCTGTAATTGTGAATAGACTACTCAATACTTGCACTAAATTTCTATTCTCCCACGCACTTAATGTGTTTGGTGTGAAGTAATCTAATCCCAACTGTTCTCCTGCAAGTGCGGCTATACTATCTGAAGGTTTCTGTACAAACTTCAAGAATTCTTGTTCAAATTCATCCAAAATTTGTTTTGGTAAAACACCAAATATTTCTTCAATATTTGAGTATTGTCCTTGGTATGTAATATCGAAAGGATTTTGGAATTCTTTTGCCGGGTCAACAATTTTCAAATATTCGTTATAACTTGGTTTCTTTGTCAGTCCATGGTCAAAAAATCCAAAGTTTGATGAATTCCAAAGTGTTCTAACTGAACCATCATAAAGTGTTGGGTCAGTTTCGATTTCAACAGATGTTTTATTGAAATTAGTTAATAATGGATTTTGATTTTCAAATTTATACTGATTGAATTTCAAAGCACCTGTCGACGGTACAACAATTATTCTAGTACTTAAATCAGAAGTATATAGATTTGTTGTTGTAATATATGAATACCAGTTCTTGATTGATACCGTATTCAATGGGTCATTATTTAATGAACCAAGACCTAAGTAAACTGAAGACTGATTTGTCTTACCAATTCTCAATCCGTTGTCATATGCCGCAGACCAATCAGTTGATGTGTATCCAGTAATGATGTCCTCATCTTGGAACATATAATAAAGTGAGTTTATCACCTTTGGGTACATACCAATGTTAATACCCAAACTACCTGTGTTAGTATAGTTAAGTGAGTAAGTGTATGCTGAACCCTGATAATCTACAATATCATAAGTTGTTGTTGATGCTGAAGTAGTTGGGTCGTACGCAACATCGTAATCAAAACTTGTCCAAACACTATCCAAAATATCAGTACCTGTTTCAATATATGTTTTGTATCTATGCCAAATAGAACCATATTTTAAAATAAATGCGTATGGTAACTTATGAAGAGCTGAAACTTTATTGAATATACTTGAAAGATAGTTGTTTTGTTTTTCAGCAATAATTGTATTTGTTATTTCTGCAGATAATGTTTTCTCTCTAAATGTTGATATAGGTAAAGAATTAAGGAATAAGTAACCTAAGTTTTTATATGGATATTGATTACCCGATTTTACATTATCAACACCTTCCATAATTGCGTTTACAAAATACGGAGTGTTAAGTAGAGATGTTGTCTGATATCTTGAGACACTACCTGAGTAATCACTACCATAGTCTATATTTGACTCAGTTATCAACAATGTATTATTGTTTGTGAATTTTTCTAAGTAGTAACCCGATAATTCTAAGTTTGTTTGAATTGAAGGTTGTACACCACCACCCTGAATGTTTTGATTTAAAGATGTATTTTTCCAAGTCAAACTTGTCAAAGGAACATCATTAATAGGACTAATATATTGTCTTGGATTAAATGATGTGATTGTCTTTTTTGTATCTAACCAATATAAAGATTTAGTAGTATCATTCGCATTTTCAACACTTGCAATTGTATTACCTAACGCCATATTACTTTTCAACCAAGATAGACTTGTAAATGGATATGTGTCTGTTAGTGTCATCGCAGATGAGTCACTACCTTTCAAATATTCAATTAAGTTTTTTTCACTTGATTGTGACTCATCAACCGTAATACTGTCAGCATTAATCGTATCGATTGAGTAAATTCCAAAATCTTTTTCTAAGTATGTTCTGATATATGGTGTTA